TTCTGCCTCCTCGTAAACTAGCAGCCATCGAGAATTTAACTCTTGATACTGTGGGTCTGACTTCCCGAGCGTGTCTATAAAAAACAAACGCCCCGAAAATAGAGGCGTTGGATAACAATTGATGTCAGTTCCGATGCAACATCGGCGCCCTGCGAAAATTTGAACGCCGTCTACCGCTAAATCACAATAGAGATACTCGGCAATCTGCCGCAACCTGATAACGCAGTTTTGACCTCCGAGCACACACGAGAACTCTTGAAACGGCAAGGCGCTTATAACGATCTGATTCATTTTTAAAAGAATCCGGTAATGTTCTTAAACAGGCTCGGTTTTACCTGAGCTTGTCCCGTGTTCACCTTATTGGCCGAGGTTGCACGCTTGGGCGAATACGAGGTTTTTTGCTGGCTTAGATTGACCGATACGATCTCAACAAAAGACGCGTGAACGGTCAGCATACAGGCGCCTGTCGTTTGAGTTCGTGAGAAATCGTAGTGATCGAGCGCCATATTTCGCCAAATTTTGGCAGGGCTGAATATCGTACAGGTATTGGTGCTGTTTAGTCGCCTGTCTAGCATAGCCAGCGCCAAAACCTGAATCGCGTAATTACCGTTGAATAGAAACTCGACGTTGACGCGTTCAGGCTCCCGCACGATATTAAACGCCGCAAGCTGCCCATTTTCTATCGGTTCTGTCGGAACTTTCGAGGATTTATCCGCGTCAATCGCGCCGATAGAAGTGTATGGAACGAACGGCAGCAGGTTATTGCCTACCACCGCCCAGCTAATCGACATTACTGAGTTTAGGCTTGCCATTTAATCACCACCTTGACGATATCCGCTTGCCTGATTGCCAAGTAGATCCTGATAATCACCCATCCCTTCTGTTACGCCCCGGTAAGTGGCGTCGTGAACAGCCTTAGGATCGGCGTTACCTTGGATATTAATGCTGACATCCGTTTTCATC